GATTTTAAAATTATTTCACCTGGATTTAACTATAAAAAACTTCCTAAATTTAAATCGGTTACTAGCACAAATGGTAGTAATGCAAATATTGTCGCTGTATCTACATCAATCGGTAGAATACAAGATGTTAGAATACTTGATATTGGATATGAATATTCATCTGATAAAACTCTAAGTCCAGAGGCATTTATATCACCAGTAGTAAATATTGATAATCTTGATGTAATTAATTCTACAACTATTATTAAAGGTGGAAAAAATTATATTAATGCACCAAATTTAATTGTATTCAATCCAATAAGCAATACATTAGTAAATGATTCATCTTTAGTTGCGATTGCACCTAATCAAACAATATCAGAAGTTAAAATTCTTGCACCAGTAACAGGATTAGATTCTGTTAATCATTCTATAATTGCAATCAATAACTCAAATGGTGTTGGTATAAATTCAATACAATCTAGTTCATCTGGTTTAGTAACTTGTTTCCTTGAAACTCCTATGAATGGTTTTGTAGATCCACAACCATTTGCTATTGGGGACGAAATATTTGTTGAGGGTATTCAAAGAATCGGTGAAACAGGTATTGGTGCTACACAAGGAGGCATTTCAACAAATACTACGATTGAAGGTGATGGATTTAACTCTGAAAATTATAATTATCAATTTTTTACTATTGATGATTACATTGCTGGAACACAAGCGATTGTCAAATTTAGTTTAGCAGGTTTAACTACTAATACAGGTATTGCCAAAACATTCCAATCAGGATATGCAACTATAATTAATAAGCAAAATTATCCAACAATAGAACCAATACAAACAAGAGGTAAATTTGAATTAAATGAAAAGTTAATAATTGATGGTAAAATAACAGATTTATCAGTTGTTGAAATTAGAGATGATTATATAAAAATTGATGGAAAATTTGAAATTAAAAAAGGTGATAGAATAACTGGTAGATTAACTAATGTTTCTGCTGAAATAACAAGTATTGTTGGAAATAAAGCAAAATTTAAAACAGATTTTTCAAATCGTCAAGAATATGGTTGGTTAGATGATATTGGTAAATTAAATCAAGATTATCAAGTAATACCAGATAATGATTACTATCAAAATTTGTCTTACACAGTTAAAAGCACAATAGAATGGGATAAATTTGTAAATCCAGTAAATCGTTTAGTTCATCCTGCTGGATTGAAAAATTTTGCAGATACATCTGTAGAAAGTAAGGTATCAGTTGGTGTAGGAACCACAGCTCTGACAAAAGATTTGATTGTTCTTGATATAGCTAATATTTTGGGATTAGAAGATAAACAAAGAGTTGATGCTATCAATAATTTTGATTTCGCAACAGACTTTGATACAAGAACAAATAGATCTAAATTTGTAAATTTTTCCAATAAATCTTTAACAGATTTTTCAAGATGTAAAACAAACAGAGTATTAGTTCATGATGATATAAGCGGTAAGTTTTCAAGCACTGGTTTTCAAGAAAATAATACTGTTATCGAAGAATTAACTGAGGACTATGCAAATTATTTAATTCAAATAATTGATCCAGATACTTTTGATACTCAATTTACAGAATTGATAGTTTTAACTACAACTGATGATGCTTATTTGCTTGAAAAAACAACTGATTTTACAACACTAGAACTCGGTGAATTTACAACAGAAATTACTTCTGGTGGAACTAAAAATTTAATATTTACACCTACTGAAGAATTCACAAAAGATCATGACATTAAAATTTTAAAAATTGATTTTAATACTGATTTAGTCGGTATAGCAACAAATTCAATTGGAAATGTTGATTTGACTGGTGTTAATATTGGAGTAAGTAGTGCACCTTCTGGAATCACAACTGCTACAATAGCACAATTTTCAAAATCTGATTTTAATGGTCTCTATGCAAATATATTTGTTCAAGATAGCGTAACTAAAGAAACTAATTATAATGAAGTAATTATAGATTTTGATGGAACTGACACTACAATATCTCAAACATATTTTGATACTTTAGGTGGATTCAGTAATTCTTCTGTTGGAGTTATCACAGCAAGATATGAAAATGACTTTATCAAATTACAATGCGAAAATGATAGACTAAATTCACTTAATGTAAGAACAAATATAGTTGGATTAGGAACTACAACAGCTGGAATTGGAACTTATAGATTCTCAGTTAGTGGTCAACCAACAGGAGCAGAAAGAAGTGCTAGATTAGAGTCTAATTATGTAACTGGAACAGCAAGCACGATTACATATGGAACAATTAGTAAAACTCTTGATAGTTCTGCAAAATCACTTATAAGAGTATCATGTGGTGAAACTTCAGCAATACATCAAATAGTATCAGTAAGAGACGCTGACGATATTTTAACTGTTCAATATCCTTTCGTATCTGCTGGTTCTACAACTGGTATAGGAACTTTTGGTGGTGAAATAGACGGATCTAATATAAATTTAAGATTTTATCCAGATTCTGAATTTACATCATTAGTTGAAGTTCAAGCATTTAATCAGATATTTTATACAGAAAATGATTTCTCAAATGTTCCACCTGATTTAAACTATGGAACTGTTACTCAAAATTTATTCTTATCAACATATGATGGTTTAAGTGGATTAAGAGCAAACAAAGTAGAATTTGATTTGAAATATGAAGGAACTCCAATATATTCCAAAACTTTTGATCCGACAAATTCAGGGATATTAAGCACAACCACAGGTATATTTACAATACCAAATCATTTCTTTAATACAAATGAGCAATTAACTTACGCACCAGCATCATCCTTTGTGGGAGTATCAGCTACTGCTGTATCAATTGGTGCAACAGCAAATGTTGCAGGAGTCGTCACTACAATATTACCAAGCACTGTTTTTGCAAAGGTAACAGATGAAAATACCTTCCAATTATTTACAAGACCAGAATATGTTTCATCTGGATCTGCTGTAACATTTACTGGAACTGGTTCTGGTAATTTACATAAATTGTCAATGACCAAACAATTGTCAAAAACAATTATTGGTCTAGATGGTGTTGTTCAACAACCAATCACATTTACATCTATAACTCATACTTTTGGAGTCTTTGATGGATTCGCACATCAACCTACTATTGGTGTAGGAGTAACACAACTCATTCTAAGTGGAATATCTTCAATAACAACTTCAGATTTATTAAAGATTGGTGATGAGTTCATGTCAGTTACAGAAGTTGGTTTTTCAAGCACTCCTACTGGAACTATTAATGATGCAACTGATGTATCATTAGGTATTGCGACTCTGCCATCTGTAAAAGTCACAAGAGGTCAATTAGGTATACCAGCAGCTGGTATATCTTCTGGAGCGAGTGTAAGGGTTCACAGAGGATCATTCAATATTGTTGATAGTAAAGTATACTTTACAGACCCACCAAAAGGAAATACAAGATCGAGAAAAGATGATACAAATTTACCATTTGTAAAAGCAGATTTTAGTGGTAGAACTTTCTTAAGAAGTAACTATACTACTAATATGTTATTTGATGATATATCAGATAATTTTACAGGTATTGGTAAAACATACACTTTAACTGTCGGTGGTGCAAACACATCATCTGGTATTGGAGTTGGTAATGGTGTTTTATTCATTAATGGTGTATTCCAAACTCCTTTAACAAGTAATAACACTGGAAATAATTATGAATTTATTAGTGATACAACTGCAGGTATATCAACTGTTGAATTTACAGGTATTACCTCTGCAAATGGTAATTTCATCGTATCAGAATCTGATATAAATCAAAATCAAGTTCCTAGAGGTGGTATAATCATCTCATTAGGATCTACTGCAGGTCTTGGATATGCTCCTTTACAAGGTGCAAAGGTCAAACCATTCAAAAATGCTGCTGGTGGTATTACAAGTATTGTTGGTATAGGAACCTCTTCAGGTTTTAATATTGGAATACAAACTGCAACATATGATAATACATCAGGTATTATTACAGTCACAACAAACAAAGTTCATGGTTTTGCATTAGAAAGACCTAATACTGTTAAATTAAAAAATCTAGAGTTTAGTTGCGTTGGTTATAGTGGTGTTACGACAACCATATTCCAAGACCATGAAAGAGGTTTATTTGTAGTTGGTATTGTATCTGATAGAACATTTGAAGTTCAGGCAGGACCAAGCACAATAGCTCATACTTATGTTGGTGGTGGAGAAGCTTATGAATTTTTCGGAGATCTCACTTTTGGTTCGGGATATCGTGGTGGTTCAGTTTCAATTGGTGTAACAGACCAAGCATATGTTCATAGATTTATAAGTGCTGGTATAAATTCAATTCGTAAGGGTAATTTTGCTGCCACAGGAGCAAATGCATTTACTGCTACAAATGCAACTTATACATCACATACAGGAACTTTATTATTAACAATTCCAAATCATGGTCTTACAACAAGTGATACTGTTGGAATTGATACTGGTGGACTAGTATTTAAATGTTCAAAGGATAATTTCTTCTCAAATCATCCATATCCAAGGGCAGTATCTAAAACAAGTTTCCCTAACTCAGATCCTATTGCTGGTATTCAAACTGCAATTATTGCAAAAACTGATGATACTATCACACTTCAGGTAGGTGTTGGTGGAGGTGCTGGTAGTGGAGCAGTTGTTACTGCAACTGTCGGTGTAGGTGGAACACTAGCATTTAACATTGTTTCTGCAGGAACTAGCTATGTCAATCCAGAAATAATAATACCAGAACCATCATACAGTAATTTACCAGTTGTTGGTGTATCAAGACTAGGAGTTGGTCCAACAACTGATACTGGTTCTAATTTATTAATTGATGTTGAAGTTGGTGCATCAAGAACTACAGTTGGTATTGGTTCAACAACTTTCGAGATATCAAATTTTAAAATATCAAGACCTGGACATTCATTTAAAATAGGTGATAAATTCAAACCAGTTGGATTAGTTACTGCAGCACATTTAACTTCACCAATTAATGAGTTTGAATTAGAAGTTTTAAGAATATTCAATGATCAATTTTCTTCATGGCAATTTGGTGAGTTAGATTACATAGATGATATTAGGAATTTGCAAAATGGTTCAAGAACCAAATTCCCATTATTCTTCAATGGACAATTATTGAGTTTTGAAAAAGACAAAACAAATTCACAATCACAACTTATTGATTTAGATGCAGTATTACTCATATTTGTAAATGGAGTATTACAAAAACCTGGTGAATCATATCAGTTCCAAGGAGGAACTACATTTACATTTACAGAAGCACCAACAGGAGAATCATCACCTGGTGCAAATGATCATGATAATGTTGATATTTTCTTCTATAAAGGACAAGATGGAGTTGATGTAGATATTGTTGATATTTCAGAGTCAGTCAAAAGAGGTGATGAAATTAAAGTCATGAGAAGTCCTGTTGGTTTAACAACTGCACAGGAGAGTGAAAGAGTAGTTAAAGAAATTTTAGGTTCTAATTTAGTTGAAACAAATATCTATTCAGGTCTTGGAGTTGATGAAAATAATGAAAAACCAATTAGATGGACTAAACAAAAAGTTGATTTAATTGTAAATGGAGAAGTTATTGATAAATCAAGAGCATCCATTGAACCTCAAATATACCCAACAGCAAAAATTATTGGAAATTTAACTGAAACATCAGGTGCTACTGGAACAGGAGGAATTTTTGTTGATAATGCTGAAGTATTTTTCTATGAAATGGGTGGTAAAGATGGACTTTATATACCAGCATCTGATAAGTATGGTGTTACTATCAATGAAGTAGACGCACTAATTTCATCTGGAAGTATCGGTGTAGGTGCTGCAGCAACTGCTATTGTATCCGCTGCTGGAACTATTTCATCAATTGATATAACAAGTGGTGGTTCAGGGTATTCTGGATTAATTGATATTGGTATTTCATCTCCAGTAGGGATTGAAAAAGTTGTTGGGGTTGGAACTACTGCTACCGCTACTGTAACAATAACAAATGGTGCAATATCTGCTGCTACAATAGTAAATCCAGGTTTAGGTTATACATTTACCAACCCACCAAATGTTATTATAGAATTACCTACATTCCAAACTGAAAAAATTACATCTATTGATGATGTTGAAGGTTTTACTGGAATTATAACTGGGATTAGTTCAACAACCAATAGTGGACAAACCGCACTTAAGTTCTTCTTTAGAGCAACAAAAACTGCAAGTAGTTTATTGGTTGGTTATCCATTATTAATTAAGGATACTACAGTTGGAAGTGGTGTTGTCTCTGTAGATACTCACAATTCATCCGTGGTTGGTGTTGGAACAACATTCCTTGATAATGTTTATAAGGTTCATGCTATTTCAACTAACGGAGAAGACGGTGTAATTACTTGCAACGTTCAGAATGGTTCAAATGTAAGTATTGCAGAAACTGGTTTCCATTATCCAACTGGTATTGGAACATCAAAATCATTGGGTCGATTAAGTTGGGGTAGAATATACAATGCTACTCGTTCTACTAGTCCAATTTCGATTGGAGTAACTGGATTGACAGTTAACTCAGGTTTGAATACCTTCCCAACAATTCAAAGGAAAAATTATACTGCAGCATCTTTAAGAGGTCTAAGATCTACTGGTGCAATAAGAGTATTTGGACTTTGATTAAATAACCACTATAAATAAAAAGAAAAGTATAATTTTAAGATGTCGGCAATTGTTACTGACCAATTTAGAATTCTGAACGCAAATAATTTTGTAGAATCAGTAGAAAATACGAATAATTCATACTATGTTTTTGCAGGATTATCAAATCCAGCAGGATCAGGAACTTTAGTGGGTTACGGTAGATCTTCAAATTGGAATTCAATCACACCACCACCAACAGATAGTTTTTCATATAGATCTCATACTGGTGATACCATGATGTTTGGTAAAAAAGTATCATCAGCAAATATAAGAAGGATAATAAGAAGAGTTGATTGGGTATCTGGAAATAGATATGAAATTTATAGAGATGACTATAGTGCCTCAAATCCAAGTCCATTAACCGCTGCAAATAGATTATATGATGCAAACTACTACGTTCTTAATTCCGACTTCAAAGTTTACATTTGTATTGATAATGGTTCAACAGGAACTAACCCGCTTGGAAATGTGTCTCAAGATGAACCCACATTTACAGACTTAGAACCATCTAAAGCAGGTAATAGTGGAGATGGATTTATTTGGAAATATTTGTTTACAGTCTCTCCTAGCGATATTATTAAATTTGATTCTACTGAATTCATAACAGTTCCAAATAATTGGTCTTCAAGCACTGATTCACAAATAAGAGCAGTTCGTGAAAATGGTGATTCTTCTGTAAATCTAAATCAAATAAAACATGTTTATATTGAAAGTGCTGGTAGTGGATATGCAAATGGATTAAGTCAAGAAGTTGATATCATAGGAGATGGAACTGGTGCAAAAGCAAGAGTAGATGTTGTTAATGGTGCTATAACAGATGTCATTGTTAGTGCTGGTGGAAAAGGTTATAGTTATGCTTTAGTTGATTTAGGAACTTTAAATAGCAATGTAAGTGCAACTGGAAGAGCAAAATTAATTCCTATCTTACCACCAGGTTTGGGTCATGGCACAGATGTTTATACTGAATTAGGAACTGATAGAGTAATTGTTTATGCTAGATTTGACGATTCTACTAAAGATTTTCCAATTGATACTAAATTTGCACAGGTTGGTATTGTAAAAAATCCAACTAAGGTTGGAACGTCTGTAACCTACACTGACAACACTTATTCTTCACTTCAAGCAGTTAAATTTAGCAGTGTAACTGGAACTCCACAAGTTGGTGAGGAAATAAAACAAGTTTTAACCATATCCCCTAATACTGGAAAAGTTGCTACTGGTTTTATTGCTTCATATGATATTGAGACTAAAGTTCTAAAATATTTTAAAGATAGGTCTCTTAATTTTAATAGAACAACTTATGATCAAACAGATTATACTGGTATATCCACAACTGGAAGATCGTATCAATTTGAATCTGATAGTAATGCCAATGATATAAAAGGTGCCACATCCACATTTTCTGGTTCAATATTTTCTAATTTTTCAGGCATTACAACAAACCCAACTGGTAACAAATTAATAAATTTAGAAACTAACTTTGTTTCAGGGTTATCTGATTCAGAGATAAATAAAGGGTCAGGTGAAATAGTCTACTTAGATAATAGACCTTTGATTGTTAGAAACTCTCGACAAAAAGAAGACATTAAAATCATACTAGAATTCTAAAATGCCACAAAAGACTAACTTAAATATATCACCTTATTATGATGATTTCGATAAGGCAAATAATTTTTACAAAATACTGTTTAAACCTGGATACCCAGTTCAAGCAAGAGAATTAACTGGTCTACAGTCTCTTCTACAAAATCAAGTTGAATCTTTTGGTAAACATATTTTTAAAGAAGGTTCTATGGTCATACCTGGTGGTATTGAATATGATCCTACTTATTTTTCAGCAAAAATAAATTCTACTCATTTAGGTGTTGATGTATCAGTATATTTAAGTGAAATAATTGCAAATAATAGCGGAAAGGGAACAAGAGTAAGAGGACAAAGTTCAGGTATAGTAGCAACAATTAAAAATTTCATTCTTCCTCCAGAGGAAGGAGTTGATGAAATAACAATTTTTATTAAGTATAATCAGTCAGGGAATGATGGAGAGAGCACAGCATTTCCAGATGGAGAAGTGCTCATACTAGAGGATAATCTAACTTATGGAAATACAACTTTAAATATAGAAGAAACTGTTTTAACTTTAGTTTCTGAGAACGCAACTGCTACTGGTTCTGCTTTTGGTGTTAACAAAGGTGTATATTTCATGCGTGGAATATTTGTTGATGTTCCAACTTCCCTAATTGTATTGGAACCATATTCAACTACACCATCATATCGTGTTGGTTTTGAAATTTTAGAAGAGATTGTTAATGCAAATGATGACTCATCTTTATATGATAATGCAAAAGGATTCACAAACTTTGCTGCACCAGGTGCTGATCGATTTAAAATTACTGTTAAATTAACTAAGAAAGCGTTACAGGATTATGAAGATACTAATTTTGTAGAGTTATTCAGAACAACAAATGGTGAAACTAAAAAATTACAAGATTCTACAGTATATTCAGAACTTAAAAAATATTTTGCAAAGAGAACATATGATGAATCAGGTAATTACTCAGTCGAACCTTTCCGTGTTAATTGTCAAAATTCTCTAAATGATGAAGTTGGATCGGGTGGATTATATACAGAAAATCAATTAACTGACAAAGGAAATACTCCAACTGATGATTTAATGTGCTACAAGTTATCAGCAGGTAAGGCATATGTTAGAGGATTTGATGTATATTTACCAGGAACTACAGTAGTTGATGTAGAAAAACCAAGAGATACAAAAACAATAAAGGTAGCATCAATTCCATTTAATATGGGAAGTTTAGTAAAACTTAACCATGTTATTGGATCACCTTTTGTTAATATTGGTGGCACAAATACAAATGTAGTTCAACTATACAATCAAAGAAGAGGAGCAACTACTGCAGGGACTAATGGTATACAGATAGGTGAGGCAAGAGTATATTCTTTTGGTGTTTCTGATGCACCATATTCAGGCACTACAACAGAGTGGGATTTACATTTATATGATATTCAAACATTTACTATTTTAAAGTGTAATGTTTTAACAAATGCAGGTGATAAAGTAGCGGGAACAAGAATTAGAGGTTTAGCAAGTGGAGCAATTGGGTATCTTGCAAAAAATGCAAATGCAACTGGAGTCAATGAACTAGCAGTATCACAAACAACTGGTGCTTTTATTAATGGAGAGCAATTGATATTTAATGAAAAAACATCAACAGAAAATGCATCAATAGTTGAAGTTCTTCAATATACTACTGATGATATTAAAATGGTGTATCAAGACACCTTTGGAACAACAGGTATTTCAACTTTTGCTGCGGACACTAAACTTTATGATCGAGTTTTACCTAGTTTTTCACTCACAGACCAGTTAAATGTAATAAACACCTCTGCTCAAGTTAATAATCGTAATTTTGCAGGAGTTGGAATTAAAACTGATACTATAATTGCATTTAATAATGGTATTGCAAATGATCCGCATTTTAATAGAATATCAAATATTAGTTCTAATGGTAAGACACTTACATTATCATCTACAAATACAGTTGCTGGCATCAATAACGGTGCTGTATTATCTGGTGTTTCAACTTCTTCAACATTTAGAATTAAAGTTCCAAAAATTATAAACACTGATTCTGGTATTTTTTCAAAGTTACCTAGACAAGTTATTTCAAATGTAGATACTTCTGGTTCTAATTTAATCATCAGTAAACAAATTGTAGGTCAAAATGTAAGTAGCAAATCTTTAAGTATCAATTCCCAATCTGCATTTGATGCCTCTGTAGGAATTACAAGTGTATTTTTTGAACCATTTGATGCTGAAAAATATTCAATTACTTATCAAGATGGATCTATTGAAACATTAACCTCAGATCAAGTTACTATTTCTGATAATGGAAATGTTGTATCATTTAGTGGTTTGAAAGAAACAACAGCAAGTCAAGTTGTTGTTAATACAACTTTAAAAAAGGTTGGTGCATCAAGTAAATCTAAAGATTATCTAAGAAGTCAACAATTAAGTGTTACAAGAACTTCAGGAGTAAATACCTTGAATGGACTCTCAATACATGATGGATATGGAGTAAGAGTTGAAGATAGAGAAATATCATTAAATGTTCCTGATGTAGTTAAAATTCTCGCAGTTTATGAATCAAAATCAAATGCTGTTCCTGTTTTAGACGCTTTAACATTTGTTTCTGGTTTATCTTTAAACACAAATGCTATAGTTGGTGAAAAAATTGTAGGTAAAGATAGTAGAGCAGTAGGTCAAATTGTTTCTGCACCAAGTGCGACAGAAATTAGATTTGTTTATCTTAATGCAAATAAATTTACAATTGGTGAAGTTATAGAGTTTAAAGAATCAGCAATTGAATCAATACTACAACAAGTTGAAATTGGTAATTTTATAGATCGAACCAACAATTACATTTTAGATAAAGGACATAAAATTCAATACTGTGATTTTTCAAAAATAGTAAGAAAAGCAAAATCTGCTATACCATCAAAACAATTATTAATAATATTTGATCAATATCAAGTGGCAAGTGGAAACACTGGTGATTTCTTCTCAGTAAATTCATACACAAAAGAGAGATATTCAAATGATATACCATTTGTAGGCAATCGTAGAGCAACTGATATTATTGATTTAAGACCAAGAGTTAATTCATTTACTGTAACAAATACATCCAAATCTCCATTTGCATTTACAAGTAGAAGTTTTGAGTCAACAAATCCATTTGTTGTAACACCCAACGAAAGTTCAATTTTAGGATATAGTTACTATCTACCTAGAATTGATAAATTGGTTATTAATCAATATGAAGAAGTTAAATTAATAAAGGGGGAATCATCTGAGGAACCAGTCCCACCAACTGAGGTTGGAAATTCTATGGAGATTGCTGAAATATCCCTACCACCATATCTTTTCAATACTGTTAAAGCACCTAATATTAGGATGTATGATAATAAAAGATTCACAATGAGAGATATTGGTGCTCTTGAGAAAAGGATAGAAAATTTAGAATTAACAACTTCTTTAAGTGCTTTAGAAGTCAGCACACAATCTTTAGAAGTTAAAGATGCAGATGGACTTAATAGATTTAAAACAGGATTTGTTGTTAATAATTTTTCAGACAGAAACTTTATTGATTTTTCAAGAGAGACAGGTTCACGATGTGATGTTGATGTAATTAATAAAGAATTAATTAGTGCTGTTGATTTTTGGTCAATCAATCCAGAACTTGCGTTAAATCCAAGTATTGATATTGATGCTGCTGATTTAAACTCTAATTTACAACTATTAGATACTAATTGTAAAAAAACTGGTGACTTAATCACATTAAATTACACTGAAGTAGATTGGTTAGAGCAACCTCAAGCAACTGAAGTAGAAAATGTTAACCCGTTTAATGTCATTGTATTCATGGGTGGTATTATTCTCGACCCTCCTTCAGATAATTGGACAAGAACGATATATCTTGAAACTGATAGAGTTGAGTCTAGTGGGGCAACATGGGCAGAAGTTGCGACTGAAGAAGTGCTTGGAACTATAAACGAATCTCCTCTAGAATCAACTGATGGTAGTTTGGTTGTAAGAGACATTCAAGATCCAGATTATAATACTTATAGAAGAAGAATAAGAATTGTTAAAAGATTAACTGCTCAAACTCAAGAAATTAGAAAATCATATCAAAATGTTTTACAAGGTCCTAGTCATGAATTTGATTATGTTGAAAGTGTTAAAGTAACAAGTGAAGTAGATCCATTCATGCGTTCTAGAAACGTATTCTTCAATGCAAATGGTTTAAGACCACTTACAAAACATTATCATTATCTTGATAATGGTGTACCTGATATTGTTCCAAAATTAGTTGAAATAACTATGTCATCTGGAACTTTCAATGTATTTGAAAATGCAAAGATTGAAATTAACGGTGAGCAAATTGGATTTATGAGAATACAAAAACCAAATCATAAATTTGGTGATTCTTCAAGACCAGATGTAGGAGCTGGTTTAGGATCTCCATCGGTTTTAGTTGAAGAATATACTGTTGATCCATATGATAATACAAGACCAGCTCCCTCAGACACATATTCTGCAACATCAAAACTTTTAAATATTGATTCAATATCGTTAGCAAATGTAGAAAAATATTATGGATATGTTGTTAAAGGTGCAAAAATTACTGGAGAACAAAGTGGAGCAGTCGCAACTGTAAGTAGTATTGATTTATTCAGTGATAATTGGGGAGATTTACTCGGAGCATTCTTCTTCAGAAATCCAAATACAACACCAAAACCACCAACTGTATTTTCAACAGGAACGAAAACATTTAGAGTTACAGCAGCACCAGAGGGCACTATACCAGTTCCTGGCAGCACTGAACATGCTAGTGATGCATCTGGTGTATTTACAGGAACAGGAACCATACAAACCACTGTAACATCTAATGTAGCAGTTAGAAATCCACCCCCTCCTTCAGGAACTCGTCAAAGTGAAATAACTCAAAGAACTAATTTAATTTATAAAGAGGAAGAGCAAAAATACTATGCTCCTCACAGAGATCCATTAGCTCAATCATTTACTGTTGATGAAACAGGTGCATTCTTATCATCATTTGATGTATACTTCAAATCAAAAGATCCATTAGCAAAATTATTTGTTGAATTAAGAGAAGTTGAATTAGGAACTCCTACAAGATTCTTAGTTCAAGATTATGCACAGATAGCAGTTAACCCAAATAATATTAATATCTCTGATGATGCATCTGTAGCAACCACTCTTAGTTTTTCATCACCAGTCTATCTTGAACCCGAAAAAGAATATGCTTTAGTATTCTTATCACCTGCTTCAGACAAGTATGAAATGTGGGTTGCAACAATGGGTCAAAAGACAGTCAGAACTACGAATCTTCCTGATGTTCAAAATGTTGTGGTATCAAAACAATATATTGGTGGTAGTTTATTCAAATCACAAAATGGAACAATATGGACTGCAAGTCAGTATCAAGACTTGACTTTCAAATTACGTAAGGCATCATTTGTTGATTCTGGTTCTACTACATTTTATAATACTCCAGTTGAAGCTGGTAATTTAAATACACAAGTATTATCTCAAAATCCAATACACACATTACCTAGAAAACAAATAGTAAAACTTACTAGTGCTGGTGCTAACCAAGCAAACCTTCCAATTGGTAGAAAAGTAAGCACAGGTGCTGCTGGTGATGCAGAAGATGTAAGTGTTACTGGTATTATTGAAGGAAGAGGTGCACCAATATCATCTAATTCATCCTTTAATATTATTACAAGAGGTTCTGGATATGAATTAACAAATTCTAATAATATTCCTCTCAAATCACTTACAGGTAGTGGAACTGGTGCTCAGTGTTCAGTTTCATTGACAGATGGAATTGTAGATTCAAATGGTATTAGTAATTTGACACTTGGAACAGGTTATCAAGTTGGAGAAGTTCTTACTATTGATAATAGTGATGCAAAAGTATTGAGAGGTTCTGGATTTAAATTAGTTGTAACAACTATAAGTAACACACTTGATACATTATTCCTTACAGATGTTCAAGGAGACATATTCCCAAATACTGAAACTTTAATTCAATATGGTGCAAGTAACAATTCAAGAACTGTAGTATCACCTGCGACGACAGTAAATGGTAACTCAACCACAAATGGTGATTTATATTCTGGTAAGGTAATTGAAGTTACCCAGTATAATCATGCTCATCATGGTGCGACTAATCAAGTTGAAATCAAAAACGTTAAACCAGATACTACTTTGGTTCCAACTTTAGCTGCCTTAACTGCAGAAGGAACGTCTGTATCACTTGGTAATACTTCACCATTCAATAGTTTTGGTGGAATTACAACAGACAGAGGTGAAGCATTAATAGGAGAAGAAATTGTATCTTATGTAGTGGGAACTGGTCAACTTACACTAACCAGAGGTATTTTAAATACCACTGCTACTACACATGATGTTGGTGCAACAATTCAAACTTATGAGGCAAGTGGAATGCCATTAGTTGGTATTAATACAACATTCACAGTTCCAACCAATACAACATTGAAAAATTCTTCAAATATTGATAATTATTACCTTGAAGTTAATGTAGGTGGTATTGCACCGACAAGAACAGGAAAAACACTTTTATGTTTCTCTAATGAAAAAGCAGTTGGTGGGAATGATGTTAAAATATCACAAAACCATCAATTTAGTTCAATAAATCCACAGTTTAATGTTATTACACCTGGTAGCACTACTCGTGTGAATTCAACTATTAGAACTATTAGTGGAACTAGTGCAAACGGAAGTGAAATTTCATTTATAGATCAAGGATTTGAACCAGCAGTATTAAATCAAACTGTATTCTATCCAACTCCAAGACTAGTAGCATCAAAACTTAATGAAAATGTAAAACTTACAAGTTTACCAAAAAATAAATCACTCACTCTTAATGTAGATATGAGTTCGACTGATTCAAACTTATCACCTGTTTTAGATGTTAAGAATGCAACATTTATTTTAGGTAGGAACAAAATCAACAATCCGATTGGAATCGATAATTATTCTACTGATAATAAAACTACTCAATTAGAAGATGATCCTCACGGTTCTATATTTGTATCGAAAAGAGTGAATTTAAAGCAACCAGCAACTTCTTTAAAAGTTTTAGTTGGTGCAAGTGTTCAACCTGAAGCAGATTTTAGAGTTTTCTATAGATTGTTTAGTGAAGACTCAACTGAAGTTTCACAAACTTACAGAGCATTTCCAGGTTATAAAAATATGAATGATATTGATGGTGATGGATTTGGTGATGAAATTATTGATTTAAGTCAAAATGATGGTAGAGCTGATGCATTCGTATCACCAAATCAGTTTGATAGATTCTCAGAATATCAATTCTCAGTTGATAATTTAGAACAGTTTAGTGGTTTTGTGATAAAAATTGTTATGATATCTACCAATGAATCATATCCTGTGAGAATCAAAGACTTTAGAGCAATCGCATTAGCATGATACCAGTAGAAGGACATAAAAATCTATTTCGTGATGAAAAAACAGGAGCTGTATTAAATATTGATACAGCAGGGTATTCAAATTACATGTCTAATAAAAGGATAAATTCTGATAAACAGGCAGAATTAGATGATATGAGAAATGAGATTGATACTCTTAAAATCATGTTAAATGAACTTGCTTCAAAGATAACATCATAGTAAATATAAATACTTTTTAGATCTGAATACGCTAACTTAGATGGCAGATATCAAAGTCAGAGTTGGACAACAAAATGCTACAAAGGTGATTTCATCTCTGGCAGGTTCCCAAACTCTATCATTATCAGAATTAAGCGATGTAAATGCTTCCGTTTTATCAAATGGAATGGTATTAGTATATAATGGTGTGACGAAAAAATTTGACGCAACGTTGGAGTTGACTCCAGGTGCAGCACAGAACTTAGACATCAACGGGGGTAACTTTTAATGGCCAGTATTATTAGAATCAAACGATCCTCTGGTACTACAAAACCAGGTAGTTTGAATTGGGGTGAAATGGCATATGTAACTGGTATAGGCAGTTACGGTGGTACAAATCAATATAAGGATAGAGTATTTCTTGGAGATGACGGAACAAACGTCAATCCAATAGCAGGACACTATTATACTTCTATGATGGAGCACACACCTGGTGCTTTAGCAGGTGTGGCTAATTCAAGAAATAGTGATGGTGGTATTGTAGCAATACTTGATAGTAGTAGAAAAATAGATGTATGGAATGTAGATAATATTACTTTAGATACAAATACAATATCTTCAACTGATACTGATGGTGATTTAATTTTAAATCCTAATGGTTCTGGTGAGATAATGATTCCTGATGATACCTTCTTAGGTTTCGGTGGTGGAGCAAATGGAACAGCAGCATCAGATTCAAAGATTGAATATGATGAAAATGGAACAGATAAGTTAACATTTACAGGTGCTGATGTAAGATTTAATATCGCTACTCAGTCAACAACAAAAGATACAGGTGCTATAATAGTTGAAGGTGGTGTTGGTGTTGAGAAAAATGTAAACATTGGTGGTAACTTAGTAATTGGTGGTGGATCTGCTGTTCTTGGTAAAATTTCAGTTGCAGATAATGTTATTTCATCACTAGGTAATTCAGATAACAAGATATTCATTGACCCATTCCCAGATGGATTAAGTAATGAAGGTGATGTTATCATCAAAGGTAACTTACAAGTTGATGGTACGACTACTACAGTTAACTCAACACAGACAACTGTAAATGATCCAATCATGATGGTTGGTGACACTACCAGCACAAGAACTGTAATGGTAACAGTTCAATCAGGTGTTTCTACAGTTATTATTGATCAAGTAACAGGTATTGCAGTTAATGATACTCTATTACATTCAAGTTTCTCAGCAAGTGGTATTACAACTGTCACAGCGATAAACACTGGTGCAAAAATGCTTACCTTCCAAGGCACAACTGTTGCTGGAATAAGCACACAAACTACATTCTCAGTTGTACATGCAACAGATACCAATACTGACCGTGGACTTGGATTTACATATAATACTGGTATCGGAACTGCAAACTCAACCGATGGTTTCTTTGGACTAGATGATAGTTCAATCGCATCTAGCACAGCAGGAACAGGGAATCACGGTACACACGGTGATAATAGTCGTAGGTGGACTTATGTTCCTGATGCAACCATATCTGCTAGTGTTGTAACTGGTACAAAAGGTTTCTTAGATATTAAAGGTATCTACTATCAGTCAGGTAACTTTGCTTCAGGTGGTGTAGTTTGGTTTGATGACACAGGTTTGCAGAGGTCTACAAATGCTCCACAAACTCCAGTTACTACTTCAAAGCAAATATTAACTGCAATAACTAAAATAGCATTAAGTTCTTTGAGTGCTGCTATCACTGCATCTGCTGGTGATATCATAAAACAAGATGGTTCAGGTGCGTTTGGTGTGGTTGAAACTGGAGTCAGTGGTGCTACAGCAGTGAATTTAATTGGAGTTGAAGGAACATTTAATACATCTGGAAACTTAAGAAGAGAAGGTGTTAGTGGTGCAATAGCAAACTTATCATCAGTTCCTGCTGCTGCAACAAGTGTATATGTAAATAAACCACATTGGACTTCGACCCTTGATGGAGGAACTTTCTAAATGCAGCAAAATAGTGAAGTAGATGTTAATGTGTTAGTGAACTTATATCATACAAAACTCGCAGCAGCATTAAACCAAAACGTTCTTTTGGAAGCAAAACTCCAAACTCTAAAAAATGATTTTCAAAAAGAAAAAAATGAACTTTTAGAGCAATTAGCAAATTTAAAGAGTGAATAATGGCAAAACCATCAACCAAACAAGGATTAATTGATTATTGTTTTCGTAAACTGGGAGCACCAGTTTTAGAGATCAATGTCGATGATGATCAGGTGGATGATTTAGTTGATGATACTATACAGTATTACAACGAACGTCATTATAATGGTATTGAAAGAATGTATCTTAAATATAAGATAACTCAAGATGATATTGACAGAGGAACAGCAAAAGGAACAGACGGTGTTGGTATTGTAACCACGACTGGAACATCTTCAAATGTTAGTGGACATGGAACAGTAACTAGTAATTTTTACGAAACTTCTAATTTCTTAGCAATTCCAGATCACGTAATAGGAGTGAACAAGATATTTAAGTTTGATTCAAGTTCTATTTCGGGTGGAATGTTTAGTATTAAATATCAATTATTTTTAAATGATTTATATTATTTTAATTCTGTTGAATTACTACAATTTGCAATGACAAAAACATATCTTGAGGATATTGATTTTTTGCTAACAACCGAAAAACAGATAAGATTTAATCAGAGACAAGATAGATTATATTTAGATATTGATTGGGGATCTCAAACAGTCGATACATTTATTGTAATAGATTGTTTTCGTGCTCTTAATCCTGATGAATTTACTCAGGTTTATAATGATCCATTTGTCAAACTTTATTTAACTGCATTAATTAAAAGACAGTGGGGACAAAATTTAATTAAATTTAGGGGAGTAAAATTGCCAGGTGGAATTGAAATGAATGGTAGGGAAATCTATGATGATGCCACTAGAGATCTTGATGCTCTGAAACAGAGAATGGCAACAGAATATGAAACTCCTCCTCTAGATTTCATAGGTTAGTGAACAATGGCATTAAATCCATATTTTCTACAAGGTTCACAGGCAGAACAAAGGTTAGTTCAGAATCTTATAAATGAACAACTTAAAATTTATGGTGTAGAAGTAACATATATTCCAAGAAAATATGTTAACACAGAATCAATAATAGAAGAAGTAACGACATCAAAATTTGATGATAACTTTCAAATAGAAGCATATGTAAACACATATGATGGATATGCAGGTGCAGGAGATGTTTTAACTAAGTTTGGTATGAGTTTAAGAGATGAAGTTACTCTTACAATATCAAGAGAAAGATTTGAAGATTTTATTTCACCTTTTATGAATGCTGATGATGACATTGAGTTGTCATCTCGACCTCGTGAAGGTGATTTAGTATTTTTTCCATTAGGACAAAGATTATTTGAAGTCAAGTTTGTAGAACATGAAAATCCTTTTTACCAATTAGGTAAGAACTATGTTTATGAACTGAAATGTGAACTCTTTGAATATGAGGATGAAGTTATTGATACTTCAATTGATGCAATTGATACTCAGGTTGAAGATGAAGGATATATTGCAAATCTTCAACTTGTTGGAGTTGGTAGAACTGCAACTGCATCTGCAATTGTTAATAGTGGTTATATTCGTGAAATATTCTTAAATAATGATGGGTCAGGGTTTACAGGAACTCCTATAGTTTCAATAAGCACATCTCCCTCTGGTTTATCTGGTTCTAATGCTACAGCAGTTGCATTTACAACATCAAGAACAAATATCACATCTGTTGAAAAAATATTATTAACGAATGCTGGTTTTGGTTATACAGAGGCACCTACAATTACATTCTCAGGTGGTGGTGGAACTGGAGTCGCTGCTACTTGTTCAATTAATACTGCAACGAATGGTATTATTAGATTTGTTATTAATGATACTGGTGTTGGATATGGAACTGCACCAACAGTAACAATTCCAGTTCCAAATGCTGGTGTTGCATCTGATAGAGCTACTGGTATTGCATCCATTGGTATTGACCCATCAAGTGGATTTAATCGTGTTAATTCAATCTTTGTATCTAATCCTGGTGCAGCGTATACATCAGCACCTTCTGTTACAATATCTGACCCAGAGACTATTAGTGGAATTGGAACATATCATTTCAATGAGGTTGTTCAAGGAATGCGTTCAGGAACTCAAGCAAGAGTTAAGAATTGGGATTATGATACTAAAATACTTAAAGTTGGTAATGTTGGAATTGGAACCACTACGACAGGATTCTTCTCTGGTGAAGACATTAAAGGACTTACTTCGGGTGCAATATTCAGTGTTTCTACATTTGATGAGGATAATACTACCGATAAATACAATGAAGGTGATATATTTGAGTCAGAAGCAGACTTGCTTATTGACTTTTCAGAATCAAATCCATTCGGGAGTTTTTAAATGGGATATCCAAAACCTTATAAAATACCATATGATCCTTGGTTTGATTACAACATTCCAGCAGCAATAAATGATGCTTTACAATGTTGGATAGCAACTGAAGATACAGCAAAGTGGACAACTGAAGTTGATGAAACTGTACATTCTAAAATGTATGATTTAGCAACAGAAAGTGGTTTGCTATTAGGTGGATCGGAGTTATTAACGTAGAAAAATGTTAGGAAATTATTTTTACCACGAAATTATAAAGAAAACGGTTATTGCGTTTGGAACATTATTTAATGATATCCATGTACGTCATGAAGATGGTGCAGGGAATATTATTTCTGATATTAAGGTTCCAGTTGCATATGGACCAAGACAAAAGTTTTTAGCAAGAGTTACACAACAAGCAGAATTAAATAAGGCAACTCAGATTACATTACCTAGAATTTCTTTTGAGATTACAAATATCTCATATGACTCTACAAGAAAAGCAGGTATTACTCAGACATTTAAAGCAAAGGATGTTAATAATGACCAAATGAAAAAGGTCTTTATGCCAGTCCCTTATAATCTTGGATTTGATTTAAATATATTAGTGAAATTGCAAGATGATGGATTACAAATATTAGAACAGATATTACCATTCTTTCAACCAGGTTTTAATATATCAATTGATTTAGTTAAATCAATCGGTGAGAAAAGAGACATACCAATGGTGCTACAGAATATAACACAGCAAGATGATTATGAAGGTGATATGTCAACACGAAGAGCATTAATATACACATTATCATTTACAGCAAAAACATTTATGTTTAATCATATTGCTCAAACTCCAGAAGGACTTATCAAAAAAGTTCAGTTGGATTACTATTCAAATACAAATACTCAAACAGCATCAAGAGTTCAAAGATATACTGTTCTACCAAAAGCGAAGAAAGATTATAATGAAGATAATGTTATAGATACTGCAGATGACTTATTAATTGAACCAGGTGATGATTTTGGATTTACAGAAACAAGTTCATTCTTTGGTGATGCTAAAGAGTTTAGTCCTACAAGAAAGGTAGATATCTAATGAGCAAGTTTGATTCTTTAAATGATACTTTTGATACTGATGATAGTGTTGAAGTAGATGCGATTGTTAAAGCAGAAGATACTGAATTACAGAAGAGTCAAACTAGAGCAGAGAACGTTGAAAAGGATTATGATTATACAAGAGGTAATTTATATTCACTCATAGAAAAAGGGCAAGAAGCAATTAATGGTATTATGGAAGTTGCAGGAGAAACTGCAAGTCCAAGAGCATACGAAGTTGCAGGTCAATAACTGAACTATCAAAGATGTTAAAAGACGGAATGCTAAATAATAATAGCTCTGAATAGTCTGTATAATGGCGAAGACTTCCTGTAAGAAGGGACAATACTACTGCAACACTGACCAAAAGTGTAAACCTATTCCTGATGGATATAGTGTTCGTGCTGATGGAATTCTTGTCAAAGAAGATAAGCATGGTGATCACGAACCAGAAATGATTCGTAGTCAATTGAAAACTGCAGGTAGAGCATCTAAACGTATTGAAAAACATTCACGTAAGAAAGAAAATTTCAAAGCGTGGGTGCAATCAAAGATAACTAAGGCATCTGATTACTTAGATACTGCTGCAGATTATCTTGATGGTAAAGATGATGTTAAAGAAGGTTCACTTCGTAAATGGTTTAAGGGTTCTAAATCCAAAGACGGTAAAGGTGGATGGGTTAATGTAACCACAGGTGGAACTTGTGCAAGTGATGAACCAGGTGAGGGAGTACCAAAATGTGTATCTCGTTCTAAATATGAGAGTATGACTCCTGCAGAAAGAAGATCTGCATCTAGAAGAAAGAAAAGTAAAGATAAAGGTCAGCAATCAAAAACTAGTGCTGCAAAACCAACTTATGTTTCAACTGATAAACCTAAAAAGAAAATGAAAGAAGAATTTATTTCACTACCACTTCAACTTGAAGTTCCACAAAACGATGGAGAGTTTAAATTAGGTCTGATGTTCCGTGAGAGTTTAGAACAAAATCGTGGTATGCTCTTCGTATTTGAAAAT